GGTTCTTTTTCAATACGTTGAAAAACACGGCAAAGTTCTCTACGAACTTATAAAAGATAAAGTTCATGAAGACCGAAAGATCTTCTTTGTTTATGGTGGCACTGAAACAGCAGATCGTGAAGCTATTCGTCACATTACAGAGGGCGAAAGCGACGCAATTATTATTGCTAGTTTTGGTACATTCTCTACTGGTATTAATATTCCATCTATTGAGAATGTAATATTTGCATCACCATCAAAAAGTAAGATTAGAAATCTACAGAGTATTGGTCGTGGATTGCGACTGAAAGATGGCAAGACACATTGTAATCTCTACGACATCGCTGACGACTTGCATTGGAAGTCTTGGAAAAATCATACATTGAACCATGCAGCAGAGCGTTATAAAACTTATGCTGAAGAAGAGTTCAAGATAAAAATTGTAGAGGTGGACTTATGTTAAGTGGCAACGAATTGTTTGTAATCGCCAGAATGACAAATGGTGATCAGGTGATGGCATGCCTTAATAGTGAAGACAAATACTTTGTTGAGTTTGGATATCCAATTTTAATTCGTATGATACCAACTCCATTTCCAAATCGTGAAACAATTGCTGCAACTCCTTATTGCCAGTTTAGTGAAGAAACAAATTACATCATAGACAAACGAAATATTATGTTCATCAAACGACTCCACCCATCTTTTGTTCCCCATTTCTTGCGTTTTGCCAATGAGTATGAAAATATGGCTGGACGTGTTGAACATAGAGAAGATAGATCCAAACAATTGCAAGAGATCTTTGAGGGTGAGGGAGAATTATCTGTAGAAGAAATTAATCGTAGAATGCAAATGCTAGAAGCAATTGCTGGTATGGAAGAGACTACAGAAGAAGAGGATACAAAATATATCGTTAGTGGAAACGATACAGTACATTAAATCATAATCATCCCTAGACACCCTGAATTATGCCTCATGTCAAATAAAAAAGCAAATTTATTTTGTAACAAGAAATAAGATTTGTCTTTTCAACAACTTTGATGTATACTTATGAATAACTTGAACTATAAGAAGGAAACCGCATGGTATGGCACATTATGTAAATAACAAAGATTTTCTAGATGCTATCATTGAGATGAAAAAGAAAGCGAAGGAAGCTGAAGAACAAGGACTTCCAAAGCCAGTCGTTAGTAATTATATCGGTGAATGTATTCTTAAAATCGCAACACACCTTTCATATAAACCCAATTTCATAAACTACTCCTATCGAGATGATATGATTCTTGATGGTGTAGAAAATTGCATTCAGTATATTGATAACTTCAATCCTGATAAGTCCAATAATCCTTTTGCATATTTCACTCAGATTATCTACTACGCATTCCTTCGTAGGATAGCAAAGGAAAAGAAGCAGAGTTATATTAAAGGTAAGTTGATTCAAGATATGCCATTCGAGGCATTTGAAGTTCAAGAAGGTGATGATGATAAAGAGTTTCATAATGCATATTTGGAATTCATGCAACAGAATCATACGTTTGATGATTTCATTGAACGCAAAAAAGCAAAAAAGAAAAACAAGCATGTAAGTCTTGATGAGTTTATAGGTGATGATGATGAGCAACTCGATAAGGGAATTGATTCGTAGTTTAAGAAGTGATGTTACTGTTGATTATACACCAGTAATAGACAGACTTAAATCTAGGTCAAAAGTAAAAGCAAGAAAGCGTCGTAGTAATAGATTTTTGAAACATCATACTTGGGATGCTTCAGATAACATGTTTAACTTGAATAAGATTATGCAAAACAAAGAAAATATATTTTTGGGTGTTAGTGATGTTGAAGATTTAATCACTTCTGAAATTATGCAGAACAGAGTTAATGCAAATTTAACTACTGTTCAACGTGAAACCACTGTTCTCGCAAATCGAGACACATGGAAGAAATGGGCAGAAGAAGTTTATAAAGATTGTTTGTTTGTTCAAACTAATTCTTCTTCTGGATTCATCGTTGAAAAAGAAACACACAACTTTATTAAGTTTGATGTCAACTCTAATTCAACAACTGTTCGTGCATTTGGTGATGCAGAATTTGCTGAAGACATGGTTGAGATTGTTGAAGAACAATTTGATATTGTTACTTCTTACATTGAATGGGTTTATGGCGGTGATGGTCATTCTGTCAACGTACCATTAAATCGTGCACGTCTTCCAATCAAAGAAATGTATCCATTCCTTGGTGATGAATCTCTTGAAGATTACTACGATCGCTATATGGATAGTAACGCAAACATCCTTCTCCTAATTGGACCTCCAGGAACTGGCAAGACTACATTCATTCGTGGTCTGCTTGCGCATCGCAATGCATCAGCAATTGTAACCTATGACTCTGGTATTCTAGACAAAGATGGTTTCTTTGCACGATTCATTGAAGACGATGCTGAGGTTATGGTGCTTGAAGACAGCGACGCATTCTTGAAATCGAGAACTGATGGTAATACAATGATGCATCGTTTCTTAAACGTAGGTGATGGTCTTGTGACAACCAAAGGTAAGAAGATGGTATTCTCTACTAATCTTCCAAGCATTCGTGACATCGATCCTGCTTTGATTCGTCCAGGAAGATGTTTTGATATCGTTGAATTCAAACCATTGTCTTTGTTCGATGCTAACAAACTTGCAGACAAACTTGGTGGTAAAGTTCCACAAAAGAAAGCAGGTGAAGTTGTTGAGTTCTCTATTGCAGAGATTTTCAATCAACAATCTGAACAAACACAAAACGCTAAAACAAATAGAAAGGTGGGGTTCATTTGAAAGTAGCAATTATTACAGACCAGCACTTCGGTGCAAGAAATGATAGTATCGCTTTCTTAGATTTCTTTCAAAAGTTTTATGATAACATTTTCTTTCCTACATTGGTCGCTAATAATATTAGTACTGTTCTTATACTTGGGGATACTTTTGATCGCAGGAAATATGTTAATTTCTATGCACTCCAAAGAGCAAAGGAAATGTTTTTTAATCGTCTTGCTAGTGCTGGTGTTACAGTCCACATGCTTGCTGGCAACCATGATACTTATTTCAAAAACACCAATGATGTAAATTCTCCTGACTTACTACTTAAAGAATACAGTAACATCAATGTTATAGACACACCACAAACAATCACAGTAGATGGTATTGACATTTGTATGATGCCATGGATTTGTCCAGACAACTATCAAGTTTCATTGGATGAACTTAATAACACTAAAGCAGATATCTGTATGGGTCATTTCGAGATCGCAGGTTTTGCTATGTATAGAGGTATGGAATCACATGAAGGATTGGCTAAAGAAACATTCGACAAATTTGACATGGTTTTTAGTGGGCATTATCATCACAAAAGCGATGATGGACATATTTACTATCTCGGAAATCCATATGAACTCACTTGGCAGGATTACAACGATACCAGAGGGTTTCACTTGTTCTGCTTACAGTCAAGAGAATTACAATTTATCCCAAATTCTTATCGTATGTTTGAAAGAGTCGAGTACAATGACAAGGAACAAGAGCCTGTCAATCTAGATGAACTTGATCTTGCAGAGAAGTATGTAAAATTAGTTGTAACAAATAAAACAGACTTTTATAAATTTGACAAATTTATTGCTAAGTTGTATAATAAGGGATGTCATGAAATCAAGATTATTGAGGATATGTCTGAATTTAATGATGGTGAGATCGGTGAAGAAATTAATCTAGAAGATACACTGTCAGTTCTTTCGCATTATATTGATTCAATTGAAACTGATGTTGATAAAGAACAAGTAAAAACATTTATGAGAACATTGTATACAGAAGCAGTTAATGTAGAGGTATAAATGAAACAACTTGAGATAGAGTATTTCTTTCCACTCACGGAACAGATTCCTTTAGATTTAGATTTTTCTCAATGCTCACCACATCAGTATTATTATCGTGCACAGGGCATTGCTGGTGTTCATGGACCAGTTCCTACTGGTATGGTTTATAAAGCTGCTGATCCATCAACTGCAGTCACACAGGTTTTAAGTGGTTGGGATATTGGCAAAAAACAAGAACCATCTAAACTTCGTAAATTCTTAATGAAGTATTTGATTGGTTGGAAATGGGTAGGTTAAATGATTGTATTTAAGAGCGTACAGTGGAAGAACTTTCTTTCAACTGGTAATTCTCCAAACAAAGTATTATTAAACAAGTCAAGTACTACTCTTATTATTGGTAAGAATGGTGAAGGTAAAAGCACAATCTTAGATGCATTGTGCTTTTCGCTTTTTGGTAAACCATTCCGTAACATTAATAAGGGTCAACTCGTAAACTCTATCAATGGTAAGAACTGTGTTGTTGAAATTGAATTCTCTGTCAACAATAAAGAGTATCGTATTATTCGTGGTATCAAACCAAACCTGTTTGAGATCTACGTTGATGGTGAGATGATCAATCAAGATGCTGCAGTTAAAGATTATCAAAAAGTTCTTGAGCAACAAATTCTTAAATTAAACTACAAGACATTTACACAGGTAGTTATTCTTGGTTCTGCTTCTTTTGTCCCATTTATGCAACTACCAAATGCACAGCGTAGGGAAGTTATTGAAGACATTCTTGATATCCGCATTTTCTCTACAATGAACACGTTGTTGAAAGAAAGGGCATCGGAAACCAAAAATGAA